TCTCCCATTTGGGTAGGAGCGAAGACTCCCATATTGTTGAGATATAAACTCTCAGGACCTTTCCCACGCGACATAAATCTAGTCGTTGGGCGGGAGTTCTGATTGAACCTTGTAGCCCCAACCCCACTACCAAGGTAATACTGGCTTAATGGGTTAAATGTGTATGGATCACCATAATAGAAATCTGACAGTGTTGCCATCTTGTTCCCCTTATCCAAAATATCCAAGCAGACCGCCGATGGCAGCGCCAGTTGGCCCACCCATCTGGTAACCGGCATACGCACCGCCTAAACCACCCGCTGTTCGGTTCTGGTAGTAGGGTTGCGTCTGGGTCATGCCGAGATTTGGTAGCTGGGTGCTGAGTCCACCAGTTGCAATTTGCAACTTCTCCAGGCCGATGTTGCGCAGGGCATCCAACTGTGCCTGCTCCAACTGCTGACGCGCACCGCCCAGACCCATCACTGCCTGGCCGCCGGAGATGTTCGCTCCCTTGGCGTACTGTGCCAGACCAGCAGCTTGGCCGTAACCCTGTGCGCGTAACTGCGCAGCAGTATCAGCCGCCTGCTTGATGGCAGCAGCGTTTGTGAGTGACTCTGCGACGCCTTGGCGTGATCCACCAAATGCTTTAGCTGCAGTAGCCGCCTGCCGGTCCTTGAGACGCTGGGTGTCCAGTGCGCCGCTTACGTCAGCCAGTGAACGCTGGACCACCTCGTTCTCGTAGGGGTTCATAAACTGCTGGATGGACTCGCCAGTAAACGGGGTCAGTGCCTCGTTTGTGACTAGCTCCTCACCGGCCTGGTACAGAGGATTGAAACCGGCAAATTGCCGTACCGGTAACGCTCCGGCTACGTTCTGAGCCTGGCCGATATTGCGTAGATACGCCGCCTTCAGATCAGGGTCAATTGCTGTGGTGCTAGTTGTGCTGCCGCCGCCTTTAGACATATCGTTTCTCCTTACATTTCGAGCAAGCCGCGCAGCTTGCCCTTTGAAATCTTGCCCGAGTTAATAGCATCCATCAACTCAATACCATATTTTTTTACCGCCTTGTCGTTGATGACGTACTCGCCATCCTTGAGAGCACCGTAACCGTCATCTGGACCCATTGGGTTCGGGCCTTGCAAGTGCATCATGGAGACATGACCGCCTTTGGCGTAGCCGCCTCCTCTACCCCATCCACCTCGATCACCGCCAGGCTCACCTCTTCCAGCAGCACCATCACCACCACCGCCGTATCCACCACCGCTACCAGCGCCAGGTGCGAGTGATGCTTGAGCAGATGCCTCTCTGCTTGCTTGTGCGGCCGATGCATCTGCTTGCGCTTGAGCTTGTGCTGCAATAGATGCCGTCAATGATGGATTTGGCCCATACACTAAAGAACTCGGACTAGTTCTACCTTCTACAAAACCTCCATCTTGGCTTGGGACTGCCACAGCATTGGGATTGTTGTATGCAGCATAGTTTGCTGCAAACTGATTTGCGCTTACTCCTGGTGGAACAGCACCAGTGCCATATTCACGGCCTGCTGCTGCTGGTTGCTGTCTATCACCATATGCAGCGTATTGCGCAGCAAACTGATTCTGAGTCATGTTTGGTGGAACAGCACCAGTACCGTATTCGCGTCCTGCTGCATCAGCTTGCTGTTGAGCAAGATACGCTCCATACTGCGCCTCAGTTGGAGGAGCAAAACTCAATGTGCTAGTTTGTGTTGATGGCGCTGCACTTACAAACCCACCAGTGGCATTAAGCGCATTCAAAGCATTTTGGAATGAAGTTCCAGCAAGCGTATTTTGGTTCTCCAGGCTAATGGTTGGATTGACTCCCATCTTTTCTAGCCTACTGTCGTACCATCCGTCTCCACCAAAATATTTAGTTGCATTCCCTAAAAGGGTAGCATTACCAAACAGGTCCTGCATACCCAGCGCAATCTTCCCCTCAGTCGGGTTTTCTCGGTAATAGGCAGCACGCTCTGCTGGCGTCATCTGCGACCAAGCGCTTGGAGCCTCTCTTTCACCGCGCCCACCGCCACCCATAGGTGCAGCAGGCTGCGCCATGATGTCGGCGTAGCGGTTCGCTGGTGCAGTGTATGGCGTGTACGGCGTCACGTCATACCCGCCGGTATAATTTGATTGACCGCCGGTGTAGCTTTGCGGATATCCGAAAAACGAATACGGCTGCGCCTGCGCGTAATTCGCCATGATCTCCGCGTATCGGTTTCTTGTCGCCATCTACAACTCCTTGCTCAGAATATGCCATCTAGGCTCATATCCCTCGTCTGCTAAAAATGTCCTTGCCCAGCCCTTACGGCCAGCCAGGGTAACTCGCGTGCAACCATTCTGCTTTCCCCAAGACTCGATGTGTGGTCGCATCAGCTTGAGTTCATCTAGGTCGCCGCCAGCAAGAAAATAGTGCAAATTCTTGAGTCGCGGATAGACAATGATCTCAGTGATGACTGCGCTTTTTGTCCCAGCCCATAGCTGGAACCGTCCTACTTCTACACCCTGCGCAACATCTTCAATGGTGTGAGTGCCTCCTGAGTATTCTAAGGCGGCTTCGATGTGTTGTGCCAACCGCCAGAAATCCTCCATTACCGTTTCCCTGCCGACGTAGCCTCCAGCCGCATCACGCCGACCCGCCAATCTTCCAGGACGCTTCCGGTAACCTTCATCTTGACTGACCGGCCTGAGAACCTGGTATCGGTTGGTGCTTTGGCGCTAAACGGGCCGTAACTAACTTCGTCCGATGTTGGGTACATTCTGGCCGTGAATGAGATCAGGACCTCTCCCAGCGTCTGCTCGTCAGGGATAACCGATCTGACGGCCATGACGTTGTCACCATTCCCGAGTTCAATCGGACCGGACTGAGCGTAGGGAGCCACCGAGTCGTAGGTGTATCCAACTTCGTGATCGTAGATGTACCCGTCAGTTCCGACCATCATAGGATTGACGAATACACCTCGATCTGTTCCAGCGGTGCGCGCCATCAATCCGAAATACCAAGTGCCTTCCCGATAGTTGTAGCTGACATATGAGTCATTCTCATTAGAAGATATCGACGGGTAGAACCAGGTCACCTCGCCATAAGCAGAATTATGGACAGCATAGACCTTTGATGCCTGGGCGTAGTTGATGTTATTGAAGATGTAGTCTCCAACATCGCACTGCATGGGCTTGACAAATCCGTCATAGGACCAGAAACCTGACTGGCTCATCCACATTGCGGACGTGTCGATGGCAGCCACAGCCTGCGCGGAGATGACCCCGCATCCGCTACCAACCTTCTCAAAACTGTAGACGTATGGCAGGCCGATGTAGTTTGCGACGTGCGCGTCGGTATCGGTGAATAGGATATTGACGCCTCGTACGCGCTTGCCGCACTTCAGAGATCCTGGTGTAGCCAGTTCAAAGTCGCCGGCCTGGTTGTTGGCTGCAGCCGTCCAGGTTGTATTGTTCTCCTGGTCCGACCACTTCACTAGGCGCGGGTTACCCGACGCTCCCAATGCGAACATGATGCGCTCGCTGGTGACCATCACCGACGCGCAACTTGTAGGTGCATTGGTGATTACGGCCGCAATGGTTGGAGTTGTGAAACCTAGCTGCCACTCGTACAACTTGCCATCTGTGCTGCTGCAGGCCGTAAGGTACTCGCCCCAGGTGTCCAGGCTCCAGGTGGTAACCGGTATAAATCCAGTATCTGGACGCGCCGTTCCATAGGACAGATTACCATATGTTGAGTACCCGTAACCGGTTGTACCTGTAGCGTCAGCGGAACCAGTGGTGAATCCTGAGGGCGTGATGTCCTTCAATACTCCGCTTGTGTTCATCGCGTACAGCTTAGACTGAGTCCCTGCTGCCGCCCAACGGTTTGCGCTGTTATCACGCCAAGCGATAAGACCTCGACACTTACCCGTCATGGCAGAAGTGGACTTCTTTCGCCACCCGCCAATGGGTCGCAGGGTATTCTCAAACCAGCGAACTAGATTGGAGTCGTACCAGCGCCCCATTGCCTGGTACTCAGTGCCGTTACGGTAGACGCCTGGTGGGATTTTGAGAGGAATGAGTGCCATGATTACACTGATAGGTTGGAGACAAACGACAGTGTAACGATGGCCGACGGTACTGCTGGCCTGGTTGGGGAAGTGCCTGCCGGATACTGCTCAATCGTCACGCCGACATCAGTAGGCCGCCACATGATTTCCGCATAGTCGTTTGCGTTAAGGTTGACAAAGAAGTTCATTGCGGCAATTATGTGGAACGGGTCGCCAACGCCTTTTCTTGGTGCAAACCCAAACCTTGAGTTCGACTTGTCAATGTTTGTTCCATTCTTTCTGAACCAAACGTCAACGTCTTGGGATGAATTTGTCGTGTTCGTAAACTGGATGGAAAACTGCACGTTGTAGATTCCCGACTGAGATACGTTTAGTCTGGATGAATTTGAGAGAGTGACGCCGTTGCTGAAGTCGGTAGTGTCAAACGTGATGGCATAGGCCGTTGTGGTGTTAGCCGCCACCTGGTCTGTGGAGTCCTGGAACGCGCCATATGGAGCGTTTAGGTACTTGCCTCCACGCGGCCCGAATAACGCTCCCAGGGCGCTTGTGATGCGGTTGGCGTAGATGCCTATGTTGCTGAGTGTTTGGCTGAAGTACAGGCGATCATATGTATCGCCAGGACTGCCGAGATTCGGCTGCGCTGGCGTTGTGATCTGGCCGCTGTAGTCGGTCATATGTTCCGTTCAAAGTGCGGACAGTCTAGCAACGATTTGAAGTTACCACCCCACCGATTCTTAGGATGCAGACTCTCCCAGTACGCGCCAACCGGAGCCAGGATAGCTTTGTCCCAGATGATTTTCCCATCCTTGAAGAAGTTCAAGTCCATCGCGCACCTCTTTAGGTGGATGGAGTTCATGGTCTTAGACCGGCCTGTCTTGACGTAGATAGCCTGCTGCTCAGGTGTACGCGCCAACTCGCCACCAGTGACCATAAATCCCTGCTCTGTGGCGTGCTGGATCAGCTTGCACATATCCAGCAGGAATGCCGCTTGCTCTTGACTTAGGCTCATT